AAAGAAGTCCTTAGCTGCTCAATTCTTTCAATTGTTTTATCAACTTCCTCACACTTGAGGGCCTTGCAAAGCTGCAAGGCTAATTGAGCCTGGTCAGCAATCCTGGAGGCTTGTGCATCCAGCATCTTAGACCTTTCTGCAAGGACTGCATTGATCTGTTGCTGTATTGTTAGGTTATCAGCGTCAGCTGCCATACAAAATCCTCACAGGTCTATTTATGAAGATGGGCAAGTACTTAAATGTCCCAGTCTTCGCCCGTAAGATCTTTCCACCTTTTTGCTGCAACCTGACGCCTCTCCATCGCCTCCTTGACCCTCTCGGGTTCCGAAGAGAGACGAAGCGTGTGAAGAAGTGACCGGCAAGACTCAGCAGCCTCCCAGAGCGTTGCAATGAGCCTGGGAGGGCCTGAGATCTCAAGGGTTTTTCTCTTGCCGATAACATACTCGAGGATTGATTTTTTAAGTGTAGGTTCCATAGGAGATATCTATTCACTAACTTGACTAAGTGAAACGCCTCAGCCTTGAGGGAACTTGTTCTCTCATCCTTCCCTGCATTGCCCTGATATCAGGTGTGTTTTGATGAAGAGCCCTGGAGTTGGTATCGCCCTTTTCGCTAGTCTTCTTGATCTCCGCGTTGATTCTCCTGATAAACCAGATTCGATAACTCACCGGGATATTGTAAGTCTCCCAGTAAGAGAAACCCATATAGTACATCAGGAGAAAAGACTGTTCAAGAAAGACCTCTTTATCGCCCGGAGTCAGGCCAAAAGAATGTCGCTCCCAACGGGATGCGCACCTCCGACGTCTCCGAACAAGCAGGACAATCCATGTAAGACTTCATGTCAATTCCGGGCTCTGCCTGATCGATTGTCTGCCTGAGGAAGAGAGAGTCCCTGGCAGGAAGAGATCTGATGAATGATCCGATGAGTGACTTGTCACCTTTTCCTTCAACCTCAACAATTGAGAACTGGAGGCGAGTTGTCACTAAGTTATCTGTCATGCCTCCGGCTTTCTTCTTTCTCTCTGACATGACCATGATCTCTTCCTCGTCGGCACCGGTTAGGAACTTGAATTTCACTCTCTTCTTGGTGGCAGGCAACGTGACCTCAAAGAGGTTGGCGCCGACATGTACGGGTTGTAGCTCTAGCGGCTTGATCTCAAGCTCAGACAGGTTGAAAGCCTGCTTTGACTTTGTGTTGCATGCTGGACACTCGACCTCAACGTTGTATTCCGCACCGTAGCCTGTGATACGAAGCGCAACCATCAAGGCATTGCGGTCTCCTGACAGCATCTTGGAGACATCAATTCTTTTGTCGACAAGGCAGCTCTTGATGAGCTCGGTAATGACAGTGCCCTTCTTGATGAGTGCCTTTGAGGTGAGAATGTCCTCCTCACGAGCAGTCATCGCCCTGACATCAATAGTCTCACAGCCGTGAAGCGGAGAGTCCGATGGATATGTCAGGCCCCTCGATGGAAGCGGCACGGATTCTACTGGAATTTCGAAACCAAAATCATCCTTCATCACATCTCGGACAGGAACACCAGGCCCAGCACCACCTGTAAATACACCGTTACGTTCGTTTCTTTCAGACAAGATTGCCTCCAATATCTTTGTAGATTATTGGAGGCAATCGATGAATGTTAAATGCTATCGTAAATCAGTACTGGAGGACGCAGTTATCGAACTGAAGTGTGAGGGCGACTTCTGTCGGATCCTCGGAACCGTAGTCGAGGTCACCGAAAGCCGCCGAAGTGATCTGGGCACCTTTGATGTCCCAAAGTTCAACGACAGTTCCGATAGGATCAAGCATCTTCAGCTGAAGGTCGCGCTTGTAGAAATCGGCATAGCCTGCCCGGCCGGAGACCGACTCATAGTGAGTTCTCACCCACTCCATCACCTGCTGTGCACCGGAGGGCGCAATGGGATCATACAGGGTGACTGAAATCGTACCGAACTTTGCCTTGCCAGCGATGTATCGAACCGTGTTGATCCAGTGAATTTCCTGTGCGGCGACATCGATCTGTGGACGGGCGGCCGTCTTCACGAGAAATGCGTCGATTCCTTCGATTGCAAGAACCCACCGAAACTTGCGCTTGGGCTCAAAGCGATTGGGAAGCATGTCTGTAACTGAAAGTGTCTCTGCCATATCAACTCCTTATCATTTATCTATTCACAAGCTGGGCTCAGATCTCAACATTGGGATTGGAAACCACAAAGTCGAGTGAGATAAACTCGACAGACCGTGTGGGCTGGACGAAGATCTTGCCACGAATGGTGTTGTTCTCCACGTCAGCTTGTGTCGTTGTGGTCGTGTCGATCTTCACAAGGTACCGATCCACACCCTGCTGGGCCTGAATCTGCTTCAATATTGGATCGACAAGGGCTGAGAACCGGGCAAGGGTGGCGGCGCGGTTGGGCTCAAAGAGGATAGAGTTTGCAATGTTTCTCACCTTCCGACGAAGGTCAATGAGAAGACGACGAACATTGACTCTGTCAAGGGCAGACGATCTAGCCAGGAGTGTCTTCTGACCATAGACGACTGGGACAGCCGAACCTGGCAGAGTCGTGATGGGGTTGATGTCATTGCTGTAGAGGACATCGAGATTATTCCTGTTGAGCTTCGTCTGTGTTTCAATGACGGTCGAAAGCGCTCCACGGGTGAATCCCGCAGGAGCAAACCAGGGATAAGCCAGCGAATCGTTCACGGCAAAGGCACCCAGTACTGCGACAGAGGGTGGGCAGACGAGATTTGTCTGTGTCACCGGATCTGTCATCACGATGTCTGGGAAGTAAGCCGCAGCGAATGACGTGTCAAGCGTCCTATTCTTCAGGCCGTTCGCCGTGAGCGCCACTGAGACCGTGTCATTCGATGAGGTGACGACCGAGTCACTGATGTTCCTCTCCTCGATATCCATGATGTAGATGGCATCGAAACGAGACGTCACGGCATCGATTGCGTAGTCTGTGATACCGGGCTCACGAATGCCCGGGATGGCAAGGATCTGGATGTCAGCAAAGGCCTTGTCGGCCAGGACATCGATTGCCTTCCTGTAGGAAGCGACCGTGTTTCCTTCTGGACCACCCTGTGTTGATGTGAAGTCCATCTCACGGGCGGCGGCGTTGGTAAGGAGGTTATCCCTGTCAGAGTTGAAGACGTTGGTCCCATTGAATCCGCCCTGGACAAAGAACGAGAACTTGAGGTACCTGCGGGTGCCAAAGTCATCAAAGTCATCCATGTTGATGAATCTTGCAGGTGCCGAAGCTCCCAGTGTGCCATCCCTGCGATAGACCGCATCGGGCCAGGACTCAGATTTAGGATATCCAGTCAGGGATGAGGTATCAGCCACTCTCACCTTTGTCAGCGAGAAGAGGTTGTTATTGTAGGCGTCTGCGCCGTCACTAGTCAGGGGATTAGCTGACACTGTGAAGTAGTTGCTGAAGTACTTCGTCAATGATGACACGGTGTTGTCAGTGAATGTGTTCTTGTTGGGCTCGCCGGGAGTGTTGTTCACCTCGAACTGGACACCCCAGTGGAAGTAGGGAGCGGCTGTCTTACCTATGCCGGTTCCAAGGGCGATTGTCCTGCGCATTGGGACTGGGAGCATCTTCACATTGTCAATGCGGGTAAGCTGGCTTGATCCTGAGACGTTGAGGTAACTAACTCCCCTGAATCCCACTGGGAGGGCGTCTGCCGGAATTTCCTGATTCTCCACATCAGCGGGGATCTCTAGCCTGATGTAAGAAGAGAGGTTAGGATAATTTCCCTCGACAACGAGCTTCTGGGCTCCTGCGGCCCTATCAAAGTCGTAGTAAGTCTTCGTATCACCGATAATTTTCCCAAAGTACCTCTCAGAGGTGGGATTCAGTGTGAGACCGACGTAGTTCTCTAGCACCTGCTGTGAGTCATCGGTGTCTCCAAACGCTCTCACAGTGAGAGAGAAAGAACCGTACTCCGAGGTGGGATCGGTGGATGGAATGATATTGCTGATTGATATCTTGAACTTAGTGTTAGCGTAGACACCGTCATCGAGAGCGTGAACTCGGAAGAGGTCGACGGGTGACCCACCGAAATTCTGTGAGATGACCATCGGTGAGAGAGCAGCCTGGAAACGATCCTCAAATCCCTCGAAGTTAGGAGCTGCTGTCGAGCCCGTGTTATGTGCCTGTGACCCGGTGAGCATGAAGGCAATCTCCTCACTAGTCCCTGCGACGTTTCCACCGGCTCCAGCC